TTTCCCGAATTGTGAAAAATACATCATACATCCAACACAGAGAGGTAAAGGACAACGCCAGTACTACCAATGTATCGTGTGGCGCTGTCGTTGACGGGTCAACTTACCTAAACTGTCAAATAACCTACATTATCGATTGATATCTGACTGGCGCCATTCTCCCTAACGGTATACTACTACGACCATTAAACCTGTTCCTGCCAGTCGGCAGTTCCTAAAAATGGCTTTCACTGAACGTTGCGAGTACAAGCTCGAAATCGTCCCTCCCTACAACATCATCCAATGCCGTCGGGCTGACATCGTCGAAAAGGACGGTGTCGAGGTTGGTCGCCAATACCATCGCATGGTGCATGTCCCTGGCAGTGACCTGAGCATGGCATGCCCCGAGGTAGTGGCAGTTGCTGGTGCTCTGTGGACCGAGGAATCTATTGCTGCCTATGAGGCGTTCGTGGCAGCATCTACCGAGGAGTGATCATGGCAATCGATTTCCCTTCTAGCCCGTCGGTCAACGATACATTTACCGTGGGCGATACAATCTACAAGTGGGATGGCGCCGTATGGACCTCCACTGTAAGCGGTGCCGTTGACTTCCTGCCCCTTACGGGCGGCACTGTGACTGGTGCAATCACCGCAAGCGGTGGGGTTACTGGCGATTTAACTGGCGACGTTACTGGTAACGTTACTGGCGATTTAACTGGTAGTGTTACTGGTAACGTTACTGGCGATTTAACTGGCGACGTTACTGGTAACGCATCGACCGTCAGCATTAGTGGTGGTACGTTTGGTACTAGCAGCCAAAGACCTATTGCCTGCTGGGGAACCACCTCCACTGGTGGTGGTGTCACGGAGTCTGACATCAAAGTTCCAGTATCAAACTCTCCAACCATTCGTGGTGATGGGCGTATTTTCTGTGACTCGATCGATATTGGCGGCAAGGTCCTTAACAGTACCAACATCAACAAGAATTATCTTGGTGCATCTTTGGCTGGCATGGATTACGGCCAAGTTGGCTCCTATGGCTTCTTTACAATGAGAGACACTACGGGTGATAAAAGCCCTGGCATTACAGCCGCTGCTGGTGGTGGAACTTTGCGTTGGTCTAACGCAAGCGGTGGTAACTACAGCACAAGCTCTCCATCGGGGACATGGAGGCTTCAGGGTCGTCTTGAAGGATCATCTAGCAATAGCGATCCAGCCGAGACCAGCCTATGGATTCGTGTCGCCTAATTGTTATGACCCTTTAATTCAACACCTTGCAGTCCCATCGCTCAATTATCATGACATTGAACAAAAACGCTTCTGGAGAATACATCTTTCGCAACCCCAAGTGGACGACTGATAATACGATTTATGTCGAGGTCGAGCATGACGAGCTTGGCTGGATTCCCTTTAATGCAACACCTTACGATGAAATGGACTACGGTCGAGAGCTGTTTGAGCTTTTGTCCGTCAAATACGCTGATCAAGTGGAGGCTTGTCCAGAGTCTAGGTACTACGAAGAAGCCAAAAGCGATGTTAATGATCGTCGGAATCGGGAACTGGCTGCCTCTGACTGGATTATGGCTGTTGACTCTCAAGTTGCCAACCAGAACGAGTGGATTGTTTATCGTCAGGCTTTGCGGGACATTACTGACCAAGAAGGCTATCCGTACGAGGCTATCTTTCCTGATAAGCCAGACTACATCAAAGCCTGATTGGCATCCTAGCCCAGCTTCTGTTGGGCAATGCGGGTCTCTGAACACGGTATTTCTTTGATCAAGTCCCATGAGGGGCTGCGTCTGATGGCGTACCCCGACCCAGGGACGGGCGGAGAGCCGTGGACCATTGGTTACGGTCATACGGGCAATGTGCGCCCTGGTGTCGCCATCTCCGAGGAGCAGGCAGAAGACTTGCTGCGAGAAGACTTGATGAAGTTTGAGGCGGCAGTCCTGGAGCTGTTGCCCATTGAGCTGAGCCAGAGCGAGTTCGACGCCCTGGTGAGCTTTGCCTTTAATGTTGGCAGTTACGCCCTGCAGACGTCCACGCTGCGCAAACGCTTGCTGGCTAACGAGCCTCGCTGTCGGGTGTATCAGGAAGAGCTGAAGCGCTGGAACAAGGGCGGCAATAGCATCCTGTTAGGCCTTGTAGAGCGCCGTCAAGAAGAGGCGGACCTCGCATGCCTTGGATACCTTACAGAGCCCGTACAGGAGCACCTGGAGGACGCTGCGGACGTGAAACTAGTTGCCGAACGCGCCGACAGTATTGCAGAGCCGATTACTCTGGACGAACTGGCTGTACTGGGAGTCGAGTTTCCCCTGGACGTGCCTTACTACACTCAGCTGGACAGCGAGGTATGGGGGCAGGCAGAGCGCTCCTGCTTCTCATCAGCAATGGCGATGGCTCTGGAGTACGTCGATCCCGAGCTGATGGACGGGGATGATGACTGGTACCTGCGGGAGGTCCTGAAGCGCGGTGATACCGTATCGTCGACAGCTCAGATCGAAACAGCTCGCGCCCTGGGGTTTGACGTCGAGTTCCATACGGACGGCACAGAGCAGGATCTACTGGACCAGCTAGACAAGGGGATCCCTGTCCCGATCGGCATTCTTCATAAGGGTCACGTCAGCCAGCCCACAGGCGGTGGGCACTGGATCACCCTGATCGGTTACACCGACAAGCACTTCTATGTCAACGACCCCATGGGCGATCTAAGCCTCGTCAACGGCGGCTACCCTGCTCATAAGAGGGGCGAAGGCGCTGGTCTCAAGTACACCCGCAAGCGCACTCTTAAGCGCTGGCTGATTGATGGATCTGGGGCTGATGGCTGGTACGTGTCCATCAAGCCATAATTTTAGGCACACTACCGCAGAATTACTCAAGATGGTGCAAGCAGTTCTATCCTGGCTCCCTGGCTATATGTACGTCGGAGGCACTCTCAAGTCCACTGGCGGCGCCATTCCTCCAACGTTTCATCTGCGTGAGGATGGCGAGATCATGGCGTATTGCCGTCCGATCTTCCGAGAAGGACCTACTGTGGGATTGTTCCTGAAGATGTCTGGTATCAAGGCTGCAGTGGAACGGGGAGAAACCTGACATCGAAAAAGGGGGCATTGCGCCCCCTTGATCTATCCCCGAGCCCCCACGGCTCCCTACCATTCTACCATTCTTCGGTTCCGTACTCAAGCCCGTCGATAGATTCGACCACCTCCTTGAGGTAGCGGTGAACCGACTCTTCTCCCCAGCCCGCTTCGACGATCAAAGCATCGCCGATGGCATTAAGAGCTTCGGTGTGGCGATCAGTCCAGTCATCGGTTTCCTTAGCATGGTCGCGAACCTGGGAAGCTGACGCAAGCAGTCGCAACTCCATGTTCTGTTGCTGTAGCTCGTCTGGATCCTGGGACGGGTTAAGCAGAGTGTCGTAGACATCCAGCCGCTGGCTATCGATTAGTCTCATCCAGAAGTAGCCGACGTGGCCCAGAGTAGCCGTCATCACTCCTGACATCCAATGAATGGTGGTGATCTGAAATGCGACGACCTTTGCAACCAGGTTGAACAGAAATCCTCGCATTTGCCTTTTGCCGTTACATTCAGGATACCAGTCTACTTCTTGCCTAACTCCATCGCGATAAGACCGTTGGTCTTGTCTTTGCGCACTGAGCTGTGGCTGTAGTCCATTTCAAGGACAGACTTGTCAAGGAATCCGCCAATGCCTTCAATCTTGTTGCCCTGCCACCGCGCCTGGCGACCACGGGTTTTAGCATGCCAGAACTCCAGAGCACCAGTCCATTTGGTTTGATCGCCTTCCTTCTGGGTTTCCTTGCGGACAATCCACACGGCATGGCTGACGTGAGACAGGGCGTCGGTCCCTCGAATCTGATCAAGAGTGGGTGCCTGTTCCTTGCTAAGGCTGTCCATGCCGACGCGGTTCATCTGAGCCAGTACGATCAAGTCGATCTCCAGCTGCTTGGCGCAGGTCATGAGCCTATAGGCCCGTTCCTCCAGCATGGCCGCCTCGGAAGTAGGGGCGCCCTTATGGCGAGCAAGAACATGGAAGTGGTCGATTATCGCGCAGCGGAGCTCAGGGTTCTTGGCCTTCATCGACCGCAGGCTGTTGATGATCGAGTCCACGTCAGCACCCCATGGAGCTTCAACCAGCAGCTTGCCACCGTTTTCCTGGATCTTACCTGCTGCCATCATGATGTTTGCGGATACCGTCTCGCGGTTGTGGTTAGGCGATTCGATGTCGCCGACCTCTGCCCAGTTGGTGTTAGGGTTTGCCACCTTGGTGGCAGCGGACCAGATTCGAGCGTAGACGGCAGGCTTGTCAAGTTCAGCCGAGATAAAGCCCACCTTGAGACCACCTACCGCCAAGTTCACAGCAGCGTAGACGCCCAGAACCGTTTTACCCACACCAGTACGAGCCGCCAAAGTGAATAGGCGACCACCGCCAGCTTCGCCAGCAGGGCGGACACCACCTTCCATGTCCAAGTCCATAGCAGCAATGCCAGTGCTGATCGGAGGGGTTTGCTCACGGGCCGACATAATCTGATCAATGAACGACACCTTGCCGTCCTTCGGGTTCAGCAGGTCGTCTACCGCATCGGTAGCATTGCCCTCGTTGCCTACAGAGCCACGGAGCATGCCCAGGCAGCGCATAAGTTCCTGCTGTTGTGCTTCGATTGCCTTCTCCAGTTTGGAGTCAGAGCGGATTGCTTGACCTGCAGCATGCTGTGCTTCCATGAAGTTAGCACGGGCACGGGCTTGGCGGAGGAGGTCCAGGGCTACGTTCCACTCGGACTCGGCGTCACCGAAGCGTTCCATTGTGGACTCCTGGGACAGCTCGGTAACCTGCTGCTCGAATTCCAGCTTGCTGCAGTACTGCGTATTATTCAGACTGAAGGCACGGATCAATGATTCTTTGCTGATCATCGTGGCGCCGTCGCACTCGCCGTTGAAGATGCGGTCGACCAAGCCACCAATGGCGCGGAACACGTCCGTGGACCAAAGCTGGCGGGGAAGCTGCTGGCCATGGCCAATGCCGACAGCAATACGCAGGTCGGACCACAGCTCACGAGCGAGACCAGAAGGGCTGGTCAAAACCCGACACAGGACGATGCCTTCTTGGTTGGTCGTGTCATCGCCCTCGAACTTGGTGGTGGGCTGGATCTTCTCAACCAGTCGAACCAGACCAAATACGGATTGCGCCTCTTCCTGACCAACGCCCGTGATCTTGCCGTCATCGGCAGTGAGTAGCCCGAGGTCGACGGCAGTTTGAATGTGCTTGGGGAATTGCATAAGTTATCAGCGAGCGGTGGGGAGGTAGGAGACGCCATGCTGGCCTTCCTTCATTGTCCAATGTACCAGACGCCCTTCATGGCTGTAGACGTAGATCGTGCCATCACCCGCATTGTCTACCTGGTGAACCCATGCGTCGTCTTGCTCCATCTCAAGGCGAACCACCTTGGTCATCTCATGTCCTTTGGACTGATACCAGTCGAGCCAGCAGTTGTCGTCATTCTCGTCGAACAGTGCAGCGTGGCCCTTGGTTGAGTTCGCCAGCTTGAACAGCTTTTCGACGTTTGTGAACTTGTTTTGCTTGGGCGCGCCTGTGCCGAACACGTTACCAAAGCTCATCTCCTTGTCTTTCCACCAGCTGTCAGCCTTGCAGCCCTTCAGCACAGCTCCAAGAAATACGATCAGATCCTTCTGTCCGTTGTGCTCTGCGTGCATCGTCAGTGTTGCGATCTCCGCTTCCGAGAGTTGATGCCTGCGCTTGGTGTAGCCACTGGGCTTGTTACCATTCCAGGCGTCTCGCAGATCATGAGCCTGCTGCTGCTTAGGTGGCAGCTTGGATTCCCTGGGCTTGAAGCCTTCTTCGGGAACTGTGACGACCAGCTCACCACTTTTGGACTGCAAGAAGCCCTTCGCCTTCAGGCTCCTCCGATGCAGGCGGCAGATATCTGGCTTCAACCCTGTCCTTTCTGCAATCTCGTTCGCCGAGAGGTTGGCAGAGCGAGTGCCCTTTGGCAGCGCCAGCAGCATGCACCACATGCGGAATTCTGCGTGGGTCAGACGCTCGTCAAAAATGACGCTGTTCAGGACCCTCGTAAAGTCCGTCGTGGGGTTCAAATCTGTCGTGATTTTCATGGGAGGTGGGCGCGGGTGTTTTCACCTTACCAGGAGCTGAGCTCCCAGGAGCTGAGCTAACGGTGAGCGTGAGCTGAGCTAACGGTAAAGTGGGAGCTGAGCTTACCCCCCATCTATATACAATACTTTAAAACTCCTTTACTTCGTAAAGGAATACTACACGCACGTAGGGATGAACAAAAACATGGCAGCCAGGAAGGTTAGGTTCAGACCCCCAGAAGGCTGGAGGAAATGCGAGAAGCTCAAGGCGGATTACGAGGAGAATGGCAGGGCGTTCGGCAGGTTGTACCTGTGGTACCCCGAGAAGGCGATCAGATCCTGGAAGATGCTTGGCGGCATCCTTGGGCCCAAGTGGAAACTGGAGGTGTATCGGTTCCACTGGATTCGGGAGAACCAGGAAAATTACAGGATTTGGAAGAAGCGCAGGGAGGTCGCCAAGGACAGGGAGAAACGCAAAGCTGAACGAGATGCTAGACTGGATCCATGAACGAACCAAAGCCGCTGCCTCCGTTAAGCCTGCTCTTCGAGATCTTTGAAGTTGACAGTTCCAGTCCATCTGGGCTGAGAAACAGGTTCACGAGAGGCAAGGCCAAGGCGGGCGAACCCTCTGGTAGGCGCATGCCCAGCGGCTATTATCAAATCAGCGTCAAGGGCGAGTACTACTACTCCCATCGGGTGATATTGGCGATGAGGACAGGGGAGGACCACCCTAAGCTTTACTGCGACCACAAGGATCGTGATAACACTAACAACAACCCGCTCAATTTGCGCTGGACCACCTACGAGCAAAACAATGCCAACAAGGCCAAAGTGCTGCGTCACTCTTCCTGTAGGCAGTACCCAAAGGGCGTGAGCCGTCTGTCCTGCGGCGGAAGCAAGCCCTACCGAGCACGCGCCACGATAGACGGCAAGATGACCTATCTCGGAGTGTTCGCAACCATCGAGGAGGCTTCAGAGGCTGTAAGAGCTGCTTACAGCGCCTAACGATGATGCGAGCCCTTTCGATGGCATGGATGCTGCTGAAGATCTGCACCCAATCGCCCGAAGCCATTCAGGCTTGCATGACCGATCAGCACATCTGGCTCTACCCTGAGATCAGGCGGGGCTGGGAGCTGTACACCAAGCGCGAGGTGCCGTATCAACAGGAGGCTGATAGACTGGTGAGGTAAAACCTCTCAGAGGACCCGAATGACACTCCCCAACCTCGCTGGCGTTGCAAGCAAAGACCTCGTCGAAAAGATCGGTTCTGGCTCGTATGCAGCCAGCTACATCAACTGGTCGCGCACCATGAACCTGCTCCGCACCCATGCCCCTGGCTGGATGGTGGACTACGAGCCAACTGCAGACGGCAAGCTGCTGCACGAAGCTCCTGTTGGCGGGTACCTGATGATCCGCTTCCGCAACATCGACGGCACTGTCACCCCTGCACTGCCCCAGGCAGTCATGGACAATCGGAACAAGGCCATCCCTCTAGAGAAGATCACTGCGCGTGACATCACCGACACCCAGCGCCGTGGCATGTGCATGGCAGCTGCGATGACTTTCGGGCTGGCATACGAGCTCTGGGCAAAGATGCCTATGGAAAGCGGCTACAACGCCCCAGAGGAGGCCCCAGCAGCCCCAAAGGCCCCTACCGCGTCGCCGTCGAAGGCCCCTTCAGAACCCAAGGCCGCTGCGGAGGTTGCCAAGGCATCTGAGGCCACGTTTCGCGAGGCAGCCCTCGAAAAAGGCGTCCACACCGTTGCCATCGACGCCCTCGTCGCAATCGTCAAGACCGACGAAAGGCTCGGCGGTGACTTCGAGAAAGGACTCGGTGTCCTGGCAAGCAAGTCGGCAGAGGAGCTCAACTCCAAGTACGGCCCAAAGACCGACACCAAGGAGAAGTGGTGATCCGCTAGACAGCTTCATCAGCTTCTTTAATGGTAAAGAAGTGTAACGATCAGCCCTCCTGTCTTGACAGGGGGGTTTTTCTGCTCCATACTGTTCACATGACCTTCAAGGAGGACCCGAATGACCTTTGATCCCGTACAAGCCTGGCTCAACGCTGCTGGTCGGCATCCCGTACTGCCCAAGGAGGAGATCATCCGACTGGCAAACAAGCGCGATACTCTGCAAGAGGGCTCTGCTGCTTACGTCAAGGTGATCAACAAGATTTGCCAGCACAACCTGCGGCTCATCCCCCGCGTCGTCAACAACTACGTCAAGAAACGTGCAAAAGTGCGGATGAGTGATGCCGTTATTTCCGACCTGCTCCAACAGGGGTATCTGGGGCTGCGTCGCGCTGCTGAGAAGTTTGATGCCAAGAGGGGCTACACCTTCTCGACATATTCTCAATCCTGGATCTACCAGTCGATCTACCGCTGGCACAACTCCCACGACCGTGCTATCTACATCCCCGAGAACACTGTCGGAGAGATCTTCTACCGCCACCGCCACGGCAAGCCCAGTACCTCCAAGACAGGCCGCACTGGTGACGACGTGATCGCTGCTGCACTGCGCTCCATGTCCGTCTCCAGCATTGACGTGTCAATGGAGGACGACGAGGACAACGGCACCATTGCTGACATGCTGAGCGACGACAACCTTGTCCTGGACCGCCAGTCACCCCTGGAAGGCAGGGCTGAGTTGAAGCTCCGCGATCTGATGGCTGAATGCGGCATTCGCCCCAAGACCCAGGACTTGGTGATGGGCTATGCCAAGCGCGGCAACATGTCGATCATCGCTGCTCGTTTGGGGCTTTCCCGCAAGCATTGCCAAAACCTCTACAGCGAAGCTGTCCGCACCATGAAGTACCAAGTGGAGTCTGGGGCTGTTAAACTGAAGAGGTAATCAACCTCATCGAGGACACGACAATGGCCGCAATCACCACAGCTGGTAAGGTCACCTGCAAAGAAGGCACTGAAGCCGTTACCATTCGCGAGTTTGGCAACGGTGGCAAGATCGCCAAGTTCAGCATGGTGGACAACGAGTACTTCTATGTGAAGGAAGGTGATGACCGTAAGGGTCAGTTCTACAGCATCGAAGTCAATGGCAAGCAAGCCGACATCGTTGCTGATCGCCTCAAGCGTGGAGATCGCGTCTGCGTGCGTGGTCAACTGGTCCAACGCGAGTACAACGATCGCATCTATCTTGATGTGAAGCAGGCTTCTGTGACCTTCATGGAAGATCGTCGCGATAGTGCGGCTGGTAGCGGGGATTCGCTGTTCTGATTGGAACCCTACGGTCCCTTCGTCCGAACGACACCGAGCGCTCCTTGACGGGGCGCTTTTTTCATGGTTAGAATGGTTGCAGTTCAGGGAGGTATCCATGAAACAGTTTGGCTTCAGGATTGAGGAGGCAGAGGTCGCACCAGGCACCCTCGGCTTGCTTTACGATCACACGCCAGAGCTCACCACAGCAGACATTCGCCCATTCGTCTGGTCGATCCTGCTTTATCGTGGTGCAGTCAAGCGTCACGAGGTCGTTGGCTCTGTAACGCCCCTGTGCGGCCACTCAGAGCTGTATAGCGGCTTCTCTGATGACTTGGACCCAGAAGACGATCGAACGCGCCTGGAGTGGCTTGTGGACGAGGTTCTGGGTGATTGGACCGCCTGTGGCCTGCTGCGCTACAGCACCAAGGCAGATCTCTGGGTTCTGAACAGCTCCAACAAGCACCTGCCAGAGGTGATCAAGGCGGTTGCTGGCGTCAACGGCAGCCTACCCCAGCATTACATCATGGAAAGGGAGGTGGAGAATGCCTAGGAGAGCACAGAAGAAACGCGCTCAGCGCCGACAGCGTGACCTGGAAAACGACATCAACA